CGGGCTGTAAAGCTCGTGCAGTAGGTTGTTGTTGCGTCGGAATGCGAAGCACGCCCAAGCTACGGTTTGCAGTTCATATTCGGTAAATTCAAAAGAGAATTTCTTTTCACTGCTAGGTAGTTCAGGATCAGTGATCAACTCCCCTTCTAAAATTATCTTGTGAACATACTCTACTGCTTGCGGTAACTGCTCTAATGTCAAATCTTCGATTGATTCCACGTTAAAGCGTTGGTGGATTAAATGGTAGGCATCGGAATAAATTAAGCCTTTTTTACTCACCAACATATTCACGGCATTGCGTAGGCCTGTGCGATCATCTACCGTGGTTTTACGTTCAGCCTTACCATTAAACCAATAATCATGTAACGCTTGGTAACATTCTTTTTTATACTTAATTAATGTGTTACGGATTTCTGGTTTACAACGATTAATATCAATACCAAATAACCAACCGTTTAAATATTCGATTGGTAAGCAGATCATTTGATAATTCTTACGATCGCTTCCAGTCATATTCATGATGAATATAACTGAATTTAGCACATCGTCACGTCTAATTCGATTGTATTGCGATTCCCATTGAATGCCGATATTTTCACAAATAGGCTTCATTGCAACATAGTGATTGCCATTTTGTTCAACGGTAATTAATGACTGATTGTTGAATGAAATTGTTTGGGTTGAGATTTGATTAGCCATTTCTGACTCCTTTGTTTTATTTTACGAAGATTTGACCTAATAGGGTCGCCAAGAGGTTCGTAAACCGAAACAAAGAACGGCCGGGATTATTCCCCTTTCGGGTATTGTATTCTCCGCCCTCTCGGCATAGATGAAATTGGATTTATGCGTGTTAAGTCTTGATGGCAATAAAACTAAACGAGATCACAAATTTTACGCATAAAAAAACCGCTATGCTATCGGGTGCGGAATTCCGCTTTGTTTTAAGGTTACGAGCCTTGAAGAACATACTAATAAAAAAGCCCCTTGGGTGTCAAGGGGCTAATTTTCAGTTTTTTGTAAACAGAAATATGTAAGCAATAAAGAATAGGATAAATGCTACAACAAGAATTTTTCCTATCGGTGGGTTGTTACTTTTCTCTTTATCTTCAGATTGGTTTAACTGCGAAAAATATTCAGCAATATCTCCCACATCTTTTCCTGAACTAATATCAAATACTCTTTGTATATCGTTCAGGTAAAAGACCGACTCTTGCTCAAGTTCTTCGCAATATCCCCAAATAGCATTTTTTTCTGGGTAATAATCAGTAATTGCAACATTTAATGTTACAACTTGCCCATCTACAACATAATCAATCAACACATCAAGGTAGCAATAATCCTCCTCTTTACTTGAGGAAAACTCCAATTTATCGCGCTTAGAGATACCCGTTCCCGGTATGCCTAAATTTCGATAAACCCCATTTTTCCCTATATTAATAGATGCGCCTTTAATTCCGGTTGTAACACTTACGCCGGACTTGCTTATGTTTAACTTTACGCCGGGTAGGATTTTTTTTGTCTTTCTAAATTTTATAGCCATAGGATCTCCTTAAGTAAAGATAAGCCATTTTTACAAAATAAGAGATCCTATTCAATGGATATTAATTAAACACCTGCTCAAACGGCAGATCATAATCAACATAAACCCCGTTATCTGTGCTTGTCCACTTACGGCAGATAACCAAGATTGGCGTTTTTTTACCCGGCTGTAGCCACTCAAACGACTTATAGCCACCGTGCCGGACTAAAAACGCCTCAAGCTCGTTGATAGCCGATTTATCTCGCTTGCTTAGGCGTACCGTTGGAGTAGCTTTGATTGCTACATGGTTAATCCCATCTTGCATGCGTTGAGAGTATCCGTTACCAAATTTAATCTCTTTAATCTTTGGCTCAGTCTCTGTTGTCATGCCCCAACGGACACCCCATTTAAAACGCTCTTTTGCCATACTACCTCGCCATCATTCCGCCGCTTCGTGACTCGGCTTTTAACACATCGTACACCTGCTGTCTTGTTGCTGTTGCAACCATACGAGCAAGTTTTTCGTTGTCCGCACCATTACCATCAAAATTGTTTGTTTGATTGATAACAACGCTGTTTCCGCCACTGCCACTGCTTAAGGCTTTGTTTAGATTTTCGTTGCTCGTGATTTGACCGCTTGCCCCAGGCACAAAGATTTCCGGTCCACGCTCACCTACAAGATAAGCTCGACCACCGCCAACCGGACCGCCATTAGCTCGCGCACCTGATAGGGTTACACTTGTTAATTGGCTTAATACTGCTGCCCCCTGTGATGCAACCGCCGCCATATTGGCAAACTTTTGCTCAGTAGTAACTGCTTTAGGGTCATTCATCGCTTTCATCACGGCCGCGTGTAGGTTGAGCATAGATTCGGCGATCTGAAACGATTTTGAGATAGCAAAAATAGTACGGTATGCCGCGCTATTTTTTGCTCCTGCCGCCTCAATAATCCCCGCTATGCCGTCAAATAACGTAGCCGCTGTGTGTAGTTGGGCAGTTGCCGCTTGTAAGTCCAAATCCTCTTTGCGCTTGCGATACTGATCCTCAATAAGCGCCTTAGCCTCCTCAAATTGCTGTACGTTTAGCAACTGTTGATCGTATAGTTCTTGAGCTTTAACGAGCTGGTCTTCTCTCGTTATTTCATTTTGTACATACGGGTCATTCCCAGAACCGCGAATATCATTAAAGAATGACCGCACTTTATTAGCTCTGTCATTATCTTCTTTAATCTCTTTTGCTTTCTGTTTCTCTAAAGCCTGATCGTATGCTTGAGCCTCTAGTGCTAGGTAATGTTTTCTTAATTCTAACGCGCTACTAAAATTACGCTCTTTAGCATCTTTCTCGGAAATATCCATTCCGTTAATCTTGGCTATACGTTGTTGATGCTGCAATTCCAACTTCTGCATCTCATTGGCGTATTGCATATCTAGAGATGCTACATCGTTTGTCTTGCTACGAGAACCGCGGCTTGATTTCGCTGACGTTTTTTTATTTTCGCCCTTGTTTATTGTGGCAATTTGTTCATTATAGTTTTGTTCAAGCTTATTAAGCTCTGACTTTCTTAATTGATCGATGGTTTCAAAGCCACGTTTTTTAATCTCCACTTCACTCAATACAAGATTTTGAATAGCTTTCTTGTCTTTTTCGTGTTGTTCAGTTAGTTTTTGTTGTCGAGATTTTAGCTTATCTTCAATCTTTTCAAGTTGCGACTTGCCGGCATTCTCTTTTTCTTCTTGCTCGGCTTTCTTGCGTTTTGATTCGGCTGCATCTGCCTCTGCTTTTTGTTTATCCTGCTCTTCTTTTAGTTTTGCTCGAGCCTTGTCTAAGTTGGCTTGCTGTTGGTCCATTTGCTCGCGCATTGCGGCCAATACTTCATCGCTACCATCAAAGGCGCCAGATTCAAACTGTTGTTCTAAGGATTTTTTAGATTTCTCCAAAATGGAGATTTCATTTTCAAGATTTTTTACATGAGTCGCAGTATCTACACCTTTCATTGCCTTAGTCAGCTTAATAAAAGCGCCTGAAAGACTATCTACCGCACCTTTAAAGAATTTTGTGATGCCTGTCGTTTCTGCAAACTGCTCTTTTAATTCATCAGTTGCCTGCCCCAATGTGTCAAGCGAGCCGGATAATGTATCTTTTGCAGAACCCTCACCAGTACCGCCAACGCGTTCTTGTAACGCTTTAAATATAATTTCCTGTGCTTTAGCCTTATCACCAGTCTCAACAAATGAATTGATTAAATTCTGCTGTTCTGATGTAAGTTCAATACCCTTTCTTTTCAGAATAGATATTGCCTCAGCTGGATTTTCTAAAGCTCGACCAAGATTTCTAGCCTCGCTCGAAATATCAGTGCCAAACGTTTCGGCTAAATCTTGAGATAGTTTAATTGCCTCTTTAAATGATTCGCCAGTAACGCTTTTAAATGTCATCATTACCGACATCGCTTGTCGCACACCATCTGTACTAGCAAGCGTATTCATAGCAATCGAGCGAGCGAAATTATCTAGCTCTGAAGATGAAAAGCCAACAGCCGCCCCAGTTGCTCTTAATTGAGCTTCTGTTCTTGCCATGTAGCGTTCTGTTTCTTCAAAAATCTTTATGCCATCGCCTAAAGAACCAACAAAAGAAACAACCGCACCAGTTGCAGCAAGCGCAGCTGTTGCTAATCCACCAATCGCAATTTTAGTGAGATTAATGCCACCAGTGGTTTTCCCAAACCCATCTAGAGATTTACGCGCCTTATTAATTTCTTCGGTAAATTTAGCTGTCTCTGCCTCGAGTTTGATTTTTAAATTGCTAATCTGGTCCAATTCTCAATACTCCATCATTTGCAATAGACGCATCCATCATTTCTTCCGTTGTCATTTCTGCGTTTGGTTTAGCTGTATGTAAAACGCTAAAATCCTGCGCTGTAACAACCTGTTTTAATGCTGCAACGTTGTAAACCGCACTTGCTACCGTGCCATAGCCGTAATCTAACATCTCAAGTGTAAACGGACGTTTGCTAAAGTATTTGCACCAACAAAAATACTCCGCGACAGACATCTCGCGGAGCATTTGGCGGTAATCGGCGCGCTTAAACTCGTGCGCCAACTTTAAAACAAAGTCAAGTTCGGTTTCTAATCGTTTTTTTGCTCACCATCTTCAGGCGCGCTTTCGGACGGCTCAACTCGCGGAAATTCGCAAACATCCTGCACCGCTTCGAGAACGCGGAAAATATCCGCTTGAGTCCAAGTGGTTAACAACTCTTTTTGTAAGTCGTCAATGGACTTGTCACTATCATACGATAACGAGATCGCAATCAAGCGAGTGTGCGCCATTAGATTGTTACGAGTGATTTTGTTGAGCTTGCTATTTAATTCCTGCTCAGTATCGTTTTCGGACACTGGGGCGGGTTTATCTAGCCCATTTAGGTAATCAACATAATCAAGGTAATCAAGCGCGGAGATTGCGGACAATACCAACGACTGACCGCGCAACTCAAACTTAACTTTTTTTAACATGATAACTAGTCTCCTGCCTCGTTATACTCAGCCAATAACGGTTTACCTACGTTAGTTAGCTTAACTGTACGGGTCATCACTTCATTTTGTGGCACAGTTTTACCTAAGGATGACACCCAAGCGTAATACACATCACGCACACCGTTAGGATAGACAACAAGGTAATATTTCTTTTTGCCAGTGTTAAAGTCGCTGACTAATGCTTGTTGGGCGGTATCACCAGGTAGCCAAGCAAGCGTTAATGTAGTTTCACCGGCTGATTTTGCGCCTTGACTTGTGGATTTCCATTCGGCGTTTGTATCGTCCAAATAGTTATCTTCGTAGCTATCCGCAGTAACTTCACCAGGGGAGAGCTCTTTGATTTTCGCAATGCGATCCCAGTTTTCAGGTTTTTTAATTTCGGCCGCGGCGATTGTATCGTTTCGGATTACGGTAGCCTCTTTATCATCTTTGAGACGATAAAACATTGTGCCGGCACCTTTCATTGGGATTGTGTCTTTTTTAGCCATTATCTACCTCGTATGTAATAGCGTATTGCAAGTCAGCGGCTATCCAAGTCGCCATTTGGTCGTCTTGTTCGTAGTCAAATGCCGTAAATGCAATATTTTCTGTTAGTGTTGTCAAAGAGGATTCAACGATGCCCGATTCGTAGATTTCTTGGGTTAATTTATCCAAGTCATCTTCACGGGCGGCGGATTTCATGAAACAGGCAACATGGAGCGTTGCCTGCATTGTGCCGTCCAGATAGCCAGTAGGAGATACGCCACTGATAAATACAGCAACAGTTGGACTTTGGGTCTCAATATCGGTAAATGACGGCTTGCCGTTGCTAAACTCTTTAACTTTTGGGAGGTGCGGTCGTAATGCTTCAATGACCGCTTTTCTTATTTTTGAGTGGATTTTCATTTTTTAACCACTATTTGGATTTGTCGGATTAGCTGAGTGCGTAATTCCTGTGGCATATCCTTTTCGTAGGCCCTTTTTACCTCGGCGTTAAACGATTCGGTAAGTGGGGTTTTGAGTGGGATTTTGACTACATCAATAGGATAGCGATCTTTACCTTGTCGTTGTAACACTTGCACTCGTCCGTTTTTAAGTTTTTGGATAAATGCCCGAGGATAAAGACGATTCCCGATCTTTAACTGACCCTTATTTTCGCCACGGCGCACAAACTGCCCGCCACCCGTTACTAAACGGATAACAGGTAGATTCCCACGATTCACACGGATAAATGCACTAAGTCGTCTTGGCTTAGCTCTCTCAAGTTTCGCACGGCCTTTAATAAGGCGCTTTGGTACATCAACCTTTTTTGATGTCTCAATCACAGATCTAACCATCACTTTAGCAGCAATGTTATTAATCGTGCGTGCCATGGCTTGAGGTACTGCTTTTTTATCAATGTCGGATAAGGCTTTCTTCGCTTTTTCGATGTCGTCATTAATTGCCATCAGTAACTTGCATCCTCCTCTAACTGGAGCATGATAGTGCCGCTGTTAAACGTAAACCCAGTAACAACATAATCAACACCATTAATGGTTGTTTTATCCCCTTTTTTAGGCTTGTAACCTGAGGATTTAAACATTGTCAACGTACGGTAAACACCATTCATCGGCTCCATTTCTTTCGGTGTCTCATCAAGCACCGCTTTGTATTTTTTGCCATTGATGACATAGACGGACATCATCACATCTGATATGACTTTGTCCG